AGCTATCTTAACTACGTAGTTGAGAATTGGATGGAAGAAAATAAACTTGCTATCCAAACTGGTTTGCGTACAGAAATCGCTGAAGGATTCATGAACAACTTGAAAGATTTGTTCACTGAGTCTTACATCGAAGTACCAGAATCTAAAGTTGATCTCGTTGATGAATTAGCAGAAAGCGTTGAAGAACTGGAAACAGCTCTTAATCAAACAACTGCTAGATCAATCGAAATGCAGGGTGAATTAGAAGAATTGCAGCGCGAAAAAATTGTGCGTGAACATTCGTCTGATCTCGCCGAAACTCAAGTTGAAAAACTTATGAAGTTGGCCGAAGATCTTGACTTCGAAGATTGGGATACTTTCTCTACGAAAGTTGTTCAAATCAAAGAATCATACTTCACCAAAAAAGTAACTGATACAGCTGATATTGTAGAAGACGATGATGGATCTGATCCAGTAGCCGTTTCTTCATCAATGGAACAGTATCTTAGTGCAATCAAGAAAACGCAAAAATAATTGGGAGTCCAAAATGCAAAATGCACAATCCTACGATAAGTTGATCGAGAAATGGGCACCGGTACTGAATGAAGAATCAGCTGGTACTATTAGCGATCATCACAGAAAAGCTGTTACTGCAGCAATTCTTGAAAACCAAGAAATCGCTCTCCGTGAGCAAGGCCTCATGGAAGCTCCAACTAACGCAGCCGGCGCAGGTACTGTCGCTTCTGGCGGTGCAGCTGATAACTGGAATCCAGTTCTTATTGCACTAGTCCGTCGTGCAATGCCTAACCTAATGGCATATGACATTTGCGGTGTTCAGCCAATGTCAGGTCCAACTGGCCTCATCTTCGCGATGAAGTCACGTTATAAGACTACTCTTGCTGGCGTAACTAATGGCGACGAAGCTCTGTTCAACGAAGCCGCTGTCGGTTTCTCAGGCGATTCAAACGCTACAGCTAACGGTGATCCATCAGGACTTATCGGCGTAACTGACGCCGGTGGTGACTCATCTATCGATAACGACCGTACAGGCCCAACACTTGGCGATCCATTCACAACAGCTGAAGCTGAATCACTCGGCGAAGCTGGTGGACAAGCGTTTGCTGAAATGGGTTTCACAATCGATAAAGCCACTGTGACTGCTAAGTCACGTGCTCTAAAAGCAGAATACAGCTTGGAATTGGCCCAAGACCTTAAAGCAATTCATGGTCTTGACGCTGAAACTGAGTTGGCAAATATTCTGTCAACTGAGATCATGGCTGAAATCAACCGTGAAGTTGTACGTACAATCAACTCACAAGCCAAAACTGGCGCATCAACAACTAACACACAGCTAAACGGTGTGTTCGACATCCAAAATGATGCCGATGGTCGTTGGTCAGTTGAGAAGTTCAAGGGTCTGATTCTTCAGATGGAGCGTGAAGCTAACGTAATTGCTAAAGAAACTCGTAGAGGAAAAGGTAACTTTGCTATCTGTTCATCTGACGTAGCTTCTGCACTTGCAGCTTCAGGTATGCTTGACTACGCACCTGCAATGAATACAGCACTGAATGTTGACGATACTGGCAACACATTTGCTGGAACTCTAAACGGTCGTATGAGAATCTACATTGATCCATACGCAACAGGCGATTACATCAACATCGGTTATAAGGGTACAAACCCATATGACGCAGGTGTGTTCTATTGCCCATACGTTCCACTAACAATGGTACGCGCAGTCGGTGAGGATACATTCCAGCCGAAGATTGGCTTTAAGACTCGCTACGGCATGGTCTCAAATCCATTCGTTGGTGCATCACCAGCAGACGGTTTGGCTGCCGCTAAGAGCAACCAATACTACCGTATCTTCCGCGTTGACAACATCCTCGGCGCATAAGGTATCGCAATAACACTTAAACTTGGGCGGCTTCGGCCGCCCATTTTTCTTTCTAATGAGTATAAATAGATACATGGCAGATATAACCGAAAATTTTAATTATCTTCAACCTACTAGTTTTAAGCTAACTATAGATAGGCGTAATTACCCTAATCTAGAATTCTTTTGTCAGAATGTAACACATCCTGGTATGCTCATGAGTTCTGTAGAAATGCCATATCAAAAAGTAGCTGGTGTTCCATTTCCTGGAGATAAACTAACTTTCAATGAATTATCGTGTAATGTTATTTTAGATGAAAATTTGCAAGGTTATTCAGAAATGTTTAATTGGATTAGAAGATTGCTTGATACTAATTTAGATAGAAATGTACCTACCCGGGCCCAGAGGCGCGGGAATGCAATGAACAATCCACCAACATATGCTGATGTTACACTTTCTATTTTGTCGAGTCATAATAATCTAACTAAACAAGTTCGATATATAGATTGTGTGCCTGTTGCTTTAGGCGATATCGTATTCGAATCGACAGCTTCGGGAACAGAATTTATAGTGTTCAATGCAGCATTTAGATTTAATTATTTTGAATTAGTATAATTTGATTTACAAATTGACTTTTTTGTGGTATAATATACATTATGTTTGATCTTAAAAAAATACATGAAATGTGGGCTACTGATAGCCAAATTGACAAAATGAAATTGGACGAAGCGTCACGTTTGACACCGATGCTTCATTCTAAATATCTTTCTCTTCTTTCAACAACTAAATTGCAATTAAAGAAAGCTGAACATCAGCAAAAAATATTATTGCGTGATAAATGGCTTTGGTATAATGGTAAGATGTCGAAAGAAAAAATGGATGCACTTGGTTGGACATATGATCCAACAGATGGTCTTAAGATTCTAAAAGGTGAAATGGAGTACTATTATAATTCTGATTTAGATATACAAAAATCAGAAGAAAAGCTTCAATACTATAAGACTCTAATAGAGGTATTAACAGAGATTATAGATAATCTCAAATGGCGACATCAAACAATACGTAATATTATTTCATGGAAACAATTCGAGTCTGGAAACTAAATCATTCGAATCTCTTTGTAGATTGCGAAAGCGGTATAAGCCAAGAGCTAAATGAGTTTTTCTCATTCTATGTTCCAGGTTATAAATTCATGCCAGCATTTCGCAATCGGGTATGGGATGGTAAGATACGACTTTATAGTAGATCTACGAATGAATTACCAGCAGGATTATTTTATCATTTATCTGAATTTTGTAAGAAACGTGGATATATACTAAGTCCACAATCTTCTGCGTATGGTGATCCAAATGAACGAATCCGCATCTCTCCCTCTGACCTTGGGCTATTTTGCGATAGCCTTAATCTTCCTTTCGCTCTTCGTACCTATCAGTTTGAGTGCATTGGAGAAGCGATCACTAGAAAAAGAGCAATCCTCTTATCCCCAACAGGATCAGGAAAATCTCTAATAATCTATGCATTGCTTCGTTGGTATCTAGAAACCTATGAAGGCAAAATACTAATTATTGTTCCTACAACATCATTGGTAGAACAGATGTATTCTGATTTTGCTCAATATGGGTATGACGTAGAAACAAATGTCCATAGGATTTATTCTGGTAAAGATAAAGCCACCGAAAAACGCGTGATTGTAAGTACATGGCAATCAGTGCATAGATTACAGCAACAATGGTTCCAGCAATTTGGTTGTGTATTTGGAGATGAATGTCACGGATTTAAATCAAAATCATTGATGACTATTATGAACAAATGTAGTGAAGCAGAATTTAGATTTGGAACAACAGGAACATTAGATGGAGCTCAAACACATGAACTCGTACTCCAAGGTTTATTCGGTAAAATATACCGCGTTACCACAACAAAAGCCCTACAAGACAACGATACTCTCGCCAAGCTCTCCATTAAACGAATCGTACTTGATTATGCAGAAAAAGTACGTAAGGAATTTGGTCCGAGAGCATATCAGGATGAGATCGACTACATTGTAGGTCACGAAAAACGAAATAATTTTATTAAAAATTTAGCTATAGATATGAAGGGTAACACATTAGTATTATATAACTATGTAGAGAAACATGGTAAACCGCTTTTTAATTCGATAAGAGATAAAGCAGATTCAAGCCGTAAAGTATTTTTTGTTTCTGGAGATACACAAACTTCTGATAGAGAAGCCATTAGAGGTATTGTTGAAAATCAAAAAGATGCCATAGTTGTGGCTTCGCTTGGAACGTTTAGTACTGGTATAAATATAAAAGAACTACACAATATTATATTTGCTTCTCCATCAAAGTCGCAAATTAGAGTATTACAGTCAATTGGTAGAGGTTTAAGAAAAAGCAGTGATGGTACTATAACACAGTTATACGATATCACAGATGATTTGAGTTGGCAATCGCGTCAAAATTTTTGTTTATTACATTCCTATGAAAGGCTTAAAATGTATAAGAAAGAACAGTTTGATCATAAAACTTACAAGGTAAAGCTATGATAAATCTCAAACAGCTAAAACTTGCAAATGACGAAGAAATTATTTGCGAGGTAATAACAGAGCCTACTGAAGATGCACCAGATCTTGTAATTAGAAAGGTGTTAAAACTGATGTGTGTTGACGATTATGAAAGAAATGTTAGATATTATTCATTCAAACCATGGATGTCATTTACAGAAGATGTGTCAGAATTACAAACTTTAAATTCATTACATATCATTGGCCAAATGAATCCATCGATTGATCTAACCGTACATTATGCTCAAGCCATAAAAGAAGTTGAGAACTCGACTAAAAGTCGTAAGATCTTAAATTTAGATGAAGTGTTAAGCGAAATAGATATTGATGAAATGTCTGAAGAAGAAATGGATTCGTATTTAGATTATAAGTTTGCAAAAATTAAAAATGAAAAATCAAAACCAGATCTAAAAATCGTCGACCCTATAGATTCGGGAGATACTAATATTATAAGATTTAAACCAAAGGGTACAGTACATTAAACGCGATGGTCTATCTCTCTCCCCCAAAGCATGCTTTATTATACCATATAAATAGGCTTTTGTACACCAAAAAACGCACATACATAGAAAAAAAATAACTGTTTACATTTGAAGCCCACTGTGGTATAATAACCTATATTATGAAGGAGAAGACTAATGGCACGTTCAAAAAGAGCAAGTATCCATTATGTAAATAACGCAGAATTTTCCCAAGCCGTGGTTGATTACGTATCTGTAGTTCAAGAAGCTAAAAAAAATTCACAAGTTCTGCCCATTGTACCTGACTATATTGCTCAGTGTTTCTTACGAATCGCTGAAGGTTTGTCTCACAAATCTAATTTTATTCGCTACACATATCGCGAAGAGATGGTTATGGATGCGGTCGAGAATTGTTTAAAAGCTATCGAAAACTATGATATTGAAGCAGCTACACGCACAGGAAAACCAAACGCATTTGCATATTTTACACAAATTACTTGGTATGCCTTTCTTAGAAGAATCGCAAAAGAAAAGAAACAACAAGACATTAAAATTAAATATCTTACAAAATCTGGCATTGAAAGCTTTATCGATAATGAATTAGGTGATGAAATGACTCAACAAGTTGTTGGAGCTTTTGTCGATACTTTACGTGATCGTATTGAGAAAGTACGATACGTTGATACTGAGGTAAAACAATTTGTAAAAGAAGAAAAAAAGAAGCGAAGAACTAGATCAGTAGATTCTGATTTAATGGATTTTTTAAAATGAAAGTAGCAGTACTCAATGACACACATTGCGGCATACGTAACTCTTCCGAAATCTTTCTCGAAAATGCAGGGAAATTTTACTCAGAAATCTTTTTTCCTTACTGTCAAGAAAACGGGATCGAACAAATCTTACACTTGGGCGACTATTATGACCATAGGAAATTTGTAAACTTTAAAGCATTAAATCATAATCGTAAAGTCTTTTTAGATCCTCTTCGTAAATATGGTATGAAAATGGATATTATACCAGGTAATCACGATACGTACTTTAAAAATACAAATGACTTAAATTCTTTGAAAGAATGCCTTGGTCATTATATGAATGAAATCCATATTGTGATGGAACCTACAGTTATGGAATATGGTTCGTTAAAGATTGCACTTTTGCCTTGGATTAATGCAGAAAACTATCAATCATCTATGAAATTTGTAGCTGAATGTAAAGCTGATTGGTTGGGCGGTCATTTAGAACTGCAAGGTTTTGAGGTTATGCGTGGTTTAAAAAACGAGCATGGCCAAGATGCATCTCCATTTAAAAGATTTGAGCAAGTACTAACTGGTCACTATCATATACAATCTAAGAAAGACAATATTTGGTATCTTGGTTCTCAACTGGAATTTTTTTGGAATGATGCACATGAAGATAAACACTTTGCAGTAATTGATACTGAAACTCGAGAGATTATTCAAATAAAAAATCCATACACTTTATTCGAAAAAATAGTGTACAATGATAACGAAACAGAGTATAATAACTATGATGTTTCGCACTTAGATAATAAATTTGTAAAGATTGTTGTTGTTAATAAAGCAGATCAATTTACGTTTGATCGATTTGTTGATCGCATTCAAAACCGAGATATTTACGAATTAAAAATTGCTGAAAATTTCAGTGAGTTTATAGGTGAAAACGTTGATGATGACAATATGAGTTTTGACGATACCCAAGATATTGTTGATACTTATATTGATGCTGTTGAAACAGAGCTTGATAAAAACAAAATTAAAAATCAAGTTCGCGAATTAATGATTGAAGCACAAGCGCTTGAGGTTGCATGATTAATTTTAATAAACTTCGTTATAAAAACTTTCTTTCTTCTGGAAATACATTTACTGAAATTAACTTAAATGAATATAAAACAACATTAGTAGTAGGAGGTAATGGTGCAGGCAAATCAACAATGCTTGATGCTTTGTCTTTTAGTCTTTTTGGTAAGCCACACAGAAATATTAATAAACCTCAATTGGTCAATTCAATCAATGGCAAGGGTTGTGTGGTTGAAGTTGAGTTTTCTATTGGACAAGGCCAATTCAAAATAATTCGTGGTATTAAACCACAGATATTTGAGATTTGGAAAAATGGCACGATGATTAATCAATCGTCTCATTCAAAGGAATACCAAAAAATTCTAGAATCAAATATTTTAAAATTAAATCATAAATCGTTTCATCAAGTTGTCGTATTAGGTTCTTCATCTTTTATTCCATTCATGCAGTTATCTGCTTGGGTACGAAGAGAAGTAATTGAAGATCTACTTGATATTAACGTTTTCTCGAAAATGAATATTCTTTTAAGAGAAAAATCAAATATTTTAAAACAACGATTATCTGATATTGAACACACACAAGAAATAAACAAAACAAAAATAGAAACACAAAACAAATATATTCGCGATATTACAGCTCTTACAAATGAAAGTAGGAACCAATATGAACTTAAGATACATGCATCGCAGAATCTCATCGATGAATTACAGGCTAAGAATAGTGAGCTTAGCGTCGGACTCGATGAATCTGTATCAGAAGCCGATGAAAGGCTACGATCTTTACAGGATAGGAAACAGGACCTACTCCTCCGAAGTCAAGATAGGCAGACGCGTCTCAGCCACGTCGGCATGCGGATCACCTTTTTCGAAGAGAATGAGACGTGTCCCGTATGCGACCAAGCCATTTCAGACGGCCATAAACATGAGATTTTACAGTCAACTAAAGAATCTCAGGATCGGGGGAAGGCAGCGCTCAAGCAAATCGGAGTTGAAGGCCAAGGCGTGGAATCGGAGATTAAAGAACAGACTAGCGTACTTTCAACGCTTCGAGATAGGGTACATCAACTCACTACCAACTCGCAAGAGATTTCGAAACTCCAACGTGACGTCGTAGAATTCCAAAAGTTTTTAGATAAAGAAGTCTCAGTAGATTTAGATAAAGCAAAACTTGAGTTAGTTGAACATCAAGAAGCAAAATCTGAATTACTAGAAGAAAAACTAAAACTATCTGAACAATTTAATTATAATACAGTAATTAATGAAATGTTAAAAGATACAGGCATCAAAACAAAAATTATTAAACAGTATTTGCCTGTTATGAATCAACTAATCAATAAGTATTTACAAGTTCTAGACTTCTTTGTGCATTTTAATCTTGACGAATCATTTCAAGAAACAATTCGTTCTCGTCATCGCGATGAATTTACATATGCATCGTTTTCAGAAGGAGAAAAACAAAGAATTGACTTGGCTCTTTTATTTACATGGCGACAGATTGCTAAAATGAAAAACTCTGTTGCAACAAATCTTCTAGTTCTTGACGAAACATTTGATTCTAGTTTAGACCATGAAGGAATTGAAAATCTATTAAAGATTTTGCATACACTTGACAATGATACTAATGTATTTGTTATATCACATAAAGGCGAAGTACTTGATGGAAAATTTAACACTAAAATTGAGTTTAAGAAAGAAAAGAATTTTAGTAAAATGGTTGCCTAACTATGTACAATGCTATGTACATGTGGTATAATAACTACTATATTAATAATGAGGTATATGATGGAACTATCTAATAACACACTAAATATCTTGAGAAATTTCTCTGGTATTAATCAAAACCTTCTTATCAAAGAAGGCAACACAATCAAAACAATTTCAGAGGCAAAAAATGTTCTAGCTACCGCAATTGTAGAAGAACAATTCCCACAACCATTTGGCATCTATGATTTGAATGAATTTATTGGTGTACTTGGTTTGGTTGATGGTCCTCGACTACAATTTGAAGATGAGTCAGTCACTGTTGGTGATTCGACTGGTCGTTCAAAAGTTAGATACTTCTTCTCTCCCGAAGAAACTCTAACAACTCCACAGAAAGATATTAATATGCCTGAGGCAGAAGTCAAGTTTACTCTTGATTCTGATACTTTGAATAAAGTGAAGAAAGCTGCTTCTACTTTAGGTCATAGCGAAGTATCTGTCTCAGTAAAAGATGGCTCATTATGTCTATCTGTGGTTGAATCCCAAAACTCAACATCGAATGCATTTTCAATTGATATTGATGGTGAGTTTTCTACACCTAACTTTAGTTTTGTTATCAACATCAATAATATCAAGATAATTCCTGGTGATTATAGTGTTGAACTAAGCTCAAAGTTTATTTCGCGGTTCATACACAAAGAGTTGAACGTTCAATATTGGATCGCACTCGAAAAAACATCTACCTTCGGAGGTTAATTATAACATGGCAGATAAAGAACAAGTAGATCAACTTATGGATCTAGGTAATAAAGTTGCTCGTAGCACAATCGCAGTTGTCGATGCTATTACGCAACGTGGAGGCTTTAAAGGTGAAGAGTTGTCTACTATTGGTACTCTTCGCGACCAAGCTGTTCAAATGGTACAAGCTGTAGAAACAATGCAAGCTGATGCCGAATTTGAAGACGATGAAGAAGAGGAAGCAGCATAAACATTTACATTTGGCTTAATATGTGGTATAATTATTTTTTGTTATGGAGCTTTTGTAAATGTCTAATGACTTCCTTTGGGTCGAGAAATATCGTCCCTCTAAAATAGAAGATTGTATTCTTCCTACTAATTTGAAGAATACCTTTCTCAAGATTGTAGAATCTGGTGAATTGCCTAATATGCTTTTTACTGGTTCTGCAGGTCTTGGTAAAACAACCGTTGCTCGTGCACTATGTAATGAACTTGATCTCGATCATATCCTCATTAATGGTTCAGAAGAAGGTAATATTGATACTCTTCGTACGAAGATCAAACAATTTGCGAGCACTGTTTCATTGCAGGGTGGCTACAAAGTAGTCATCCTCGATGAGGCGGATTACCTTAATCCTCAATCGACACAACCAGCTCTTCGTGGATTTATCGAAGAGTTCTCAAACAATTGTCGATTTATTCTAACATGCAATTTTAAAAATAGAATCATTGAGCCATTACATTCTCGTTGTGGCGTATATGAGTTCAATACTTCTAAAAAAGATATGGTTCAATTATGCGGCGAATTTATGGATCGTGCAGCTAACATTCTTTATAAAGAAGAAATATCATTTGATAGTAAAGTTCTTGCTGAACTAATTATGAAATATACTCCTGATTGGCGTCGTGTTCTTAACGAATTACAAAGATCTGGAATTGCAAGTGGTTGTATTGATGGCAGTGTTCTAATAAACATATCTGATCAAAATTATGACGAGCTTTTTCTTCACCTGAAAAATAAAGATTTTAAAAAGATGAGATCTTGGGTAGTCAATAATATAGATACAGATGCTGCAGCAATTTTTCGGTCAATTTATGATCGTATGGTTGATAAGGTTGCAGCTCAATCAATTCCACAGCTAGTTCTTATTCTTGCTGATTATCAATATAAAAATGCATTTGTTGCAGATCACGAACTCAACATAGTTGCATGTCTTACAGAGGTGATGGCTAATGTACAATTCAATTAAACTTACTATTTACACACAAAACGATTGTGGTTATTGTCATGAACTTAAAAGAAAATTAGATAGTTGGGGATACAACTTTGATGAAATCAACATTAGTTACCAAATAGAAAGAAAAGTTTTTCTTAAAGAACTCAATTTGCGTACAGTTCCACAGCTCTTCTGGAATGGTAAACATGTAGGACCAGCTAATAATGATACTCTTGGTTTTACAAAAGAAATGCTTGAGGCTGAATTAAATTATTACGACTATATTGGAGGAGTAGAGAACTTTGCTTAGATGGATACTTAATGGTGACGATGATACAGTGTATGACGCTGTGTCTGTCAAAAGAGATTATACAACCTTAATATTGGTTTTTCTACTAACTGCTATTGGTTCGTTTTTCTTGTCAAAAGCTGGTTTAATTATATTGTGTTTAGGATCTTATGTAGGAATTTCTTTTGCACAAAGGCATGAAAGCAATATAGTATGAATCCATTTGAATATCTAAAAGCAATCAATGACACTAAAAAAGATATAATGGTTGATGATATTGCCGAGAAAGGTTATAATTCATACATGGTAAACCGTGGACTATCATATTTTCATGACACTGTTGTTATTGCAAATGAGATGAATCGGTATCATCATATTGATAACCGTTTACAATTTGACTTTTATATAAATATAATACGTAAACGGAAAAGGTTCTCTAAATGGTTGAAACCTGAAACCGTAAGTGACGTGGAAGTAGTTAAGGAATATTATGGCTATAATAATGAAAAATCTCGCCAAGCCTTATCCCTTCTCACATCAGAACATATTAATGAATTGAGAAAAAAGGTTTATAAAGGTGGAAGAAAATAAATTAGTTGAGTGGACACCTGCCTCAATGCTTGAGGTAACTCTAAACGAGCCAGATGATTTTCTGAAAGTTAGAGAAACACTCACAAGAATTGGTGTCGCATCCCGTAAAGATCAAAAACTATATCAGTCATGTCATATTCTGCATAAACAAGGCAGGTATTTTATTGTGCATTTCAAAGAATTATTTTTGTTAGATGGTAAGAAATCTAATTTAGAAGAAAATGATATTGCACGACGTAATACTATTGCGCAGTTGATGAGTGATTGGGGTTTAATTACAATTGAATTAGGAGCTAAAGTAGAACCGCTAGCACCAATGAGACAAATTAAAATTATTCCTTATAGAGAAAAAAATTCTTGGGAATTATGTCCAAAATATAATATTGGAAACAAATAGTTTATATATAATTATGTACGCCGATAGTCGGGTACAATACAACTGTCCCTAAACGGAGGTTAACATGACAGGAAACTACGCATTGCCGCGTCAGGCATTCATTGGGTTTGATCGCATTTTTGATCAACTCGAAAATATCCACAGCCAAGCAAAAGACACTTATCCACCGCATAATGTAGTTCGCGAAGACGAATACAGATATATTGTGGAACTTGCAGTTGCTGGATTTAGTGAAAAAGATATTACCTTAGAAGTGAAAGATCATATTCTAACTGTGACAGCTCAACGCGAGCAACGCAGAGAACAAGAAAAATATCTTCATAAGGGAATCTCTGCGCGGAAATTCAAAAAATCCTTTCGCCTCTCAGAATATACTGAGGTACGAGGAGCTGACATGACGGATGGAATATTGTCGATTGGTCTCGAAGTAGTCCTTCCAGAAGAGAAGCGTCCCCAAATGATAACAATCAATAGTCATAAGGGGAAAACTAATGACAGCACTAGCATTAAAAGGCTATTCTCTAGCACGTAGTTCATTCATTACAACATTGTTTGTATGGATGGTAGGTTATCTATCTGCATTCGGTAGAGCAATTCAAGTTTCTAGACAAATGGAAGTAAACATGAAACTTGCTCACATGCTTAAGCATGAATATCCGCATGAAAACTATGCAGGTATTTTAGCGATTCTTAACGATAAAACATTGAGGGAGTATTACAGATGAAATTGTTAAAATCAATTTTTAGTATGCGCTTCAGTGATGCAAAAAAAGGTGGTTGGCCTGGCACACCAATGGGGCAACCATTAAAGTATCGTGAATCGGTTTATACACTTGCAGAACTTGAGCGACGCTTAACTGCAGAAGTCAATGGCTTCGCAGGTAGATATTAATAAATAAAGGAGCAGGGAAACTTGCTCCTTTTTATTGGAGGATTATATGCAAGGATCACCAAGATATTGTAAAAATTGTGGTTGTAGATGCCATTGTCTAACAACAGAATGTAAAACATGTATTAATGATGTTTGTAATAGATGCGACTGTGATTTAGCTTATCTTAATAGAGATATACCTGAAACTTTTATGGAGAGAAATTGATGTTAGAAGATGATAAAGATAACGAATCTAAAGAATTAGATGAAGAAGAAGAACAAATAAACGGTGATATATATAATAAAGAACCGTATTATGTTGGTTTACCTTAGGAGAAAATAATGAATATAGACGTATTACGTGAACAATTAAAAATAGATGAGGGAGTAAAGTATGAAATCTATCTCGACCATCTGGATCTCCCTACTTTTGGCATCGGCCATCTTGTTCTTGACAGTGATCCTGAATTTGGCCAGCCAGTTGGAACAAATATCACAGAAAGCCGAGTTAACGAGTGTTTCGATAAAGATGTTGAAATCGTGTTATCAGAATGCAGAATTCTCTACCCAGACTTCGATGATTTGCCAGAAGAAGTCCAACAAATTATAGCAAATATGATGTTTAATATGGGAAGGCCGCGCTTATCTAAATTTAAAGGAATGAAACGTAATGTAGATGCTCGTGACTGGATGGGAGCTGCCACTGAAATGGTAGACTCACAGTGGTATCGACAAGTTACGAATCGTGCCGATCGATTAGTAACAAGGATGCGCGCAGTTGGTTGAACTCACTGAGTCAGCACAAGAATATTTAGAAAAAGTAGGACAGCCAAATGTCTACCTAGGCGTGCAGGGAGGAGGCTGTTCTGGTTTTACTTATGTGTGGGATGTAACCGATAAAGAACCTACAGTCGGCAATCTAGTTGTAGATGAAATGGCTGAGATGTTTGTTATTGGATGTACAGTTGATTATGTAACTGAACTAGGCGGATCTTACTTAAAAGTCATAAATCCTAATGCAACCGCTTCTTGTGGTTGCGGAGAATCATTTGCTGTTTAACGAATTTAACAGTGTACAAATCTATCAAAATTTGGTATAATATACCTAATTTGGAGGTTGTATGTCAGCATTTTATACGTCGGTAGTTCGATATGGTAACTCTATGTTGTATCGTGGTTATGATGGTCTCGGTAAAAGAGTTTACAAAAAAGATAATTTTAAACCAAGATTCTTTGTTCCTGCAAAAAATGATTCAGCATGGCGTGGACTCGATGGTGCAGTAATCGGACCAGTTGAGTTTGACTCTATGCGCGAGTCAAAACAATGGCTCGAACAATACCGCGATGTCCAGGGTTTAAAAATCTATGGTCACGCAAATTATATTCATCAATATATTACACAACGTTATCCTGGCGATATTAATTGGGATCGTGATAAAATCAATGTAAGTACTATCGATATTGAAACTGCGTACGAAGATGGTTTTCCAGAACCTGATATTGCAGATCAAGAAGTACTAGCTATCACTATAAAAAATAATATTGACGGCGTATATCGTGTGTGGGCTATGGGTGACTATGATGTAGAAAAAGCCCTTATCAAACCTTTGCGCTATATTAAATGTGATGATGAAATAGATTTGCTTCTTAAATTTTTAGATTATTGGTCTATGCCTTCGTCATATCCAGATGTTATTACTGGTTGGAATGTAAAGTTCTTTGATATTCCTTATTTAGTCAATCGTGTCAATCGAGTTCTTGGCCTTGAGTCAGTCAAGAAGTTTTCTCCATGGGGTATGGTTGATCATCGTAAAGTAAATAAACGAGGTCAAGAAGCTACAACATACAATTTAGCTGGTATTCAAACTCTTGATTATCTTGATTTATTCCAAAAATTTGGTTACACATATGGTGCACAAGAGTCGTATAAGCTTGATCATATTGCAAAGGTAGTACTCGGAGAAAAGAAACTTTCTTATGAAGAATCTGGCTCTCTTAAAAATCTTTATAAAGATGATTTCCAAAAATATATTGACTATAATATGAAAGACGTTGAACTTGTCGATCGTCTCGAAGATAAGATGGGTTTGATTACTCTTGCTATGACTGTGGCTTACAAAGGTGGTGTAAATTATACTGACACATTTGGTACCACTGCAATATGGGAATCGATTATATATCGCAAACTAAACTGGCAACGTACAGCTCCACTCGTGCACGGTGATGAAATGCTTAAAGAAAGATTTGAAGGTGGTTATGTAAAATCACCTCAAGTTGGTATGCATGATTGGGTTGTATCTTTCGATTTAAATTCTCTATATCCTAATATCATTGTGCAGTGGAATATGTCACCCGAAACTCTTAACAAAGATGCATCATATAATAAACCAAATGGTGTAGATTACTATATGAATGCTCATCAAAAACACGATGACATGTATACAGTTGCAGCTAATGGTTCAACATATAGTAAAAAATCTGATGGTATTATTCCGAATATTATTATTGATTATTATGATGAACGTAAATCTATTAAAAAAATGATGCTTGCTGCAGAGAATCAATATCAAAAAGACAAATCAATTGAACTTGAAAAAGAAATTAGTCGTCTTACTAATTCACAAATGGCTATTAAAATTCTTATGAATTCTTTGTATGGTGCTATTGGTAATCAATACTTCAAATATTTTGATTTACGTATTGCAGAAGGTATCACACTCACTGGTCAATTGGCAATTCAATGGGCTGAACGTGCTGTAAACGTTGAGATGAATAAATTACTTAAATCAAAAGATGATTATGTTATCGCAATGGATACCGATTCATTGTACATTAATTTTGGTCCACTAATTGAAAAATTAAAACCATCTGATCCAGTTGCATTCCTCGATAAAATTTGTAAAGAACATTTTGAGCCATGTATTTCAAAAGCATATGATAAACTATATGATAATATGAATTGTCATAAACCTCGCATGGAAATGGGTAGAGAAGCAATTGCAGATCGAGGTATATGGACTGCAAAGAAAAGATATATTCTGAATGTACACAATAACGAAGGTGTACAATACAAACAACCTAAATTAAAAATCATGGGTATCGAAGCAATTAAGTCTTCGACTCCTGAAGTGTGTCGAGATAAATTTAAAGAAATATTCAATGTTATTATTTCTGGTAATGAATCTGATACACAATCGTATATTCAAAAATTTAAATCTGAGTTTAAACAATTACCTCCTGAAGATGTAGCATTTCCTCGAGGTGTAACTAATATTACAGATTGGCGAAATAGACATACTATCTACAAGAAAGGTTCGCCGATTCATGTACGTGGTTCACTCATATATAACAAAACACTTAAAGAATCTGGTATGATGAATAAGTATGAAGCCATTCAAAATGGTTCTCGTATAAAGTTTGTATATATGAAACGTCCTAATACTATCAAAGAAAATGTAATTGCATTTCCTGATGTGTTACCAAAAGAATTTGGTTTACATAAACATATAGATTATGACAAACAATTTGAAAAAACGTTTATCGAACCACTAAAACTTATTCTTGATTCAATTGGTTGGACAGTTGAACCACAGAATACACTTGAAGATTTTTTTGTTTAATGGTTTACAATCGCCGCGATATGTGGTATAATAATAGAAATAATGGAGTAAAGTATAATGCAGCAATGGCATAATGATATTAATGATATGCACAAAAAATTTGGTGTGCATGATTGGGTTCGTGAAGAATTAAATAAAAAAGATAAAGATTGGTCGCGACTAAATAAATTTTTACAATTCAGAATTAATTTTCTAAAAGAAGAATTGAATGAAACTGAAGAAGCTTTTAACAATAAAGATGCTGCTGAAGTTGTAGATGGCCTTATTGATCTGTGTGTGATTGCAATTGGTACTCTCGATGCTTTTGATGTTGATGCACAAAAAGCATGGGAACAAGTACATACAGCAAATATGACTAAAGAACGTGGCGTAAAAGAATCTCGCCCTAATCCACTTGGATTGCCAGATTTAATTAAGCCTGAAGGATGGGTTGGTCCAAATCATGACGACAACATTGGGAATATCACTAACGCTCTTTAATAGTGTGTTTGATAATAAAACTGAAAAACGTATTGATGTTGCTAACTTCGATGCGTTTGAACGTACTTTGTATTCGTTATCAGAAAAGCCTAGAGCTTCTAAAAAAGATGCAGACTTAATTTCTCCTGCTGTATATGATATAAGTACTACACGGGCTAATCGCAACGTTTTAGAATGGGGTGGTTGGTGCGCTGTCGATGTTGACGATATGCAATTTGAAGGTGAATTAAATGATGCACTCATTAAGTATACTCGTAACTGGCGTTTCGTGTGTTATTCTACTGCTAGCAGCACTGTCAGTTTTCCAAAGTTCCGTCTTGTATTTCCACTTAAAAGAACGCTATCGAATGGCGAAATTTCTAGTTTCAATTTCGCGCTACAGAAAGCCATCGGAGGAATTGGAGATGAGCAGACAAAAGACCTTGCTAGAATGTATTATATTCCTGCGAAGTATGATGGTGCTAATAATTTTATCTTCTCTATCGATGGTGATTTTATTGATCCAGATGCATTAATGAAAGAATTTCCATATGAACAAAAATCAAGCTCATCTCAATTCTTCGATCGATTACCAGAAGCAATCCAAAAACAAATCATTGAACATAGAAAAGGACAGCTCGATAACACTAATGTGGTGTGGTCGTCCTATCGCGATTGTCCCTTTTTCCCACGAAATATGGAAGCAGAATACAGAACAATAACAAATACTGGTTGGTATCATAAAATGTATCAAATTATGGTAGCAATTGCAAGTAAAGCTGTTCGCAATAATTATCCAATTACTGCGAATGAAATCGCTAAATTATGTCAAGAGCTAGATGCAGAAACTGGTAATTGGTATAAAAATCGTCCTATAGATAAAGAAGCAGATAGAGCGTTAGAATATGTGTACAAAAATATGTAAATGTGGTATAATAGGTGTATTATGAAAGAATCAGTTAAAGTCCTACAAGAGTGTGCCGAACTTCAAGTAAAGAAAGGCAACGATTATCAAAACGAGTTTTCTCGTATTAAACAAGCAGACTATTATCCGAATGGTGTGTCAACCTTACTTGACATTAATCATGCAAAAATGCTTCGTATGCAGTCTGTTGTTTCAGCTATGATGGCTGATCCAACCTATCAACCAAACTTTGAATCAATCGAAGATTCAGCCAAAGATATGATTAACTATTGTTCGTTTATTGTGTCTTATTGTCGTGGTAAGATGGATGGTCAAGATCCAACTCGTGATTTTCTTAATCGTCCAAATACAAAATTAAAACAAAGACCAGTAGAATACACTAAACCAGAACCTGGTGAAAAATATCCTGCTAGAGAAGATGTGCCGGCTGAACTATGGGGTAAAGATATTAAGGAAGTGATGTCAAGTGATGAATGTTAAAGATATTAGAAATCATTTTATTAATGAATTAAAAAATGAAAGATTTACTACAGATAAAACAGGCCAAAAAACTATTGAAATGATTGGTGCTTCATTTATTGCAGATGAAGAATCTATTTTTGGTAAACCAAATAAAGAATATATTGATGCAGAAATAGATTGGTATTTGTCTGGATCTACTAATATCAACGATATTTATCCAGACGATCGCGATCCTCCAAAAGCGTGGCAAATGGCTGCAAATAAGTATGGAGAAGTTAACTCAAATTATGGATACCTTGTATTTGACGATAAGTGGTTTCGTCAATATGATAATGTCGTTAACGAATTAACTTTAAATAAAGATTCTCGTAGAGCGTGTATGGTTTATAATCGTCCATCAATTTGGGTTGATGCATTTTCAAACGACAAAAATGATTTTATTTGTACAAATGCAGTTACATATTATATTCGAGACGATAAATTGCATGCTGTAGTGCAGATGAGATCTAATGATGTGGTTTATGGTTATAAAAATGATTACGCATGGCAAAGCTATATGGTGCATTCAATTTCAAACGGTTTAGAAATTGATCAAGGTACTATTACTTGGCAAGTGCAAAATCTACATGTATATGAAAGGCATTTTGATCTTGTCGAATAAATGGGACATCAGATACCTTGAGCTAGCAGAACTTGTAGCAACTTGGTCTAAAGATCCGTCAAGCAAAATCGGTGCAGTGGCAGTAGGATCTAAAGGTGAAGTTCTCGCTCAAGGCTATAATGGTTTTCCTCGAGGAATACATGATCTTGCGAGTAGATATACAAACCGCGAGGTCAAATACAAATATGTTGTTCATGCAGAAATGAACGTCATATATAATGCTACGTATAATGGAGTTTCTTTAGATGGATCTACAATATACGTATCTGGTTTGCCAGTTTGCTCTGACTGTGCAAAGGGTATAATTCAAGTCGGAATAAAAAGAGTTGTTATGAAAGAACAAAATATCCCACAACATTGGGCAGAATCGTGGGGAATGACAGCCGGAATGTTCGACGAAGCAAATATTAGTTGGGAGTTTATTAATGTCAATGATTCACGAAGGTCATGAAGATTATATGAAGCGTAGAATGGCAGAAGAATCCAAAGGTAGAACTACGGGAGATGTCTATAATGAATATAGTAATTTAAGATTGACAAAAGAAATAGAAGAATTAAAAGAACGCCTAAAGCGTGTTGAAACTGATATGGCATACACACAAAAAATTAGATTTGTTGATGCTGAAAGTCCCGAAGAACAAAAAATATATGACTTACGAAAATAGGAAATAAAATGTCGCTTGAGTTGACTGAATATTATGATGAGTTCATTCGTTATTTTCACCTTGCTAAAGATCAACAAGTAAAATGTAATGTAGCTGATGAAGAACCGTATGGTATGATTCCTCATATGGAATCAAATATGGATGATGATCTTATGCATTGGATTGAATTATACGATGTAGTTGAGCGTAAGTTTGCAGGATTCTCACAAATTATGAATGATTGTTGGTCCGGTTGGACTGACGATCATCCATATTGGAGAAAGATGCAAGCCGGTCTTCATTGTGATCAACGTAAAGTTGTAGCCGAAAGTTGGACTGGTAAACATAAAGATTTTGATTTGCCTGAATGGTTATATCTTTTTATTTTACATAGAGTGTGTGGATCTGCTATTAATTATGCAACTAAGCCTTCTGGTTATCATAACACTTTATTATTTACTTTGCATAAAGCCAAAACTATTGAAGAAATGATTTGGCATATGAAAAGACATACCAGTCCATTTTACACTTCTGTTGGTTATCAGTTTCCTAAGTTTCCTAAACCACCAAAAGATTCAGGTTATAAAAGAAGTGGAGATTATTATTTAGCAGAATTTGCTCCTCGGCTTGCAAGAGAAATGGCAGAGTGGTTACAATCTGCAAACGAAAGAAAAGATCTTCGAGAAATCGGAGAATACATGGGGAAATGGAACGAAAAAAATGGACTCAATAGGTACACTTTTCAATATGCTGCTGTTGTTGCCGATATTTGCGATTGGTATCCACAGTATGTCAACAAAGAATCCCATTTTTATTATGGTACTAATGCAGTGGAGTGTATATCTTATTTGGCTAAGCCCACTGTTAAAATAAAAAAAGAAGTATTCCTCGATAAAGTTATGGATAAAATTTATGAGGATACAAAATCGTATCCATATAATGCTGAAGATGTCTGTTGTGATTTTATTCGATGGGTTGAGAATTATATGAGACCTGGTGCACATTACTCACATGTAGATATGGATAATGTTTGGTCTTCATGTAAAATTAAAGATCATCCATTTGGTAGACAGAAAGCTATGTTAGAATTAGGTTTAGTTGAAACTTTTAATAACCGCAAACATCATCCATCAGATGATACAGTTCTCAATGAAGTTGGTATTTCTGTAGAAGAATATAAGAAAAGATGTATAACGCTACACTAGAATCTTTTATGGGATCAGATGATAATTCAATTGTATATAGAAACACATCAGAACCAATATTAAAAAAAGGTAAAGTTACAAACCATCTTCTAGAAAAATGGTCACTCGAAGAACGAATGCAAAAGTTCTTCGAGTTTTGTCGTGCGTATGATGTAAGAGAAGAACCTTTGCTTAAATCAAATCCACAACAATTTTCCCATCGCTTACACTGGGATGAGATGCCTTATGTTGAAGAAATGAAACATGAAAAGGATGTAGAAAAACTTTTACATCATACTATTGTTTGGTCGTTTAGTAATGAACATTGGTTGACTTTTAGAACATTACGAGATCATGGTATTGATGCCATGAAAAATAGATTTATTACAGAAAGACATGCAAGATCAGATTTATTTCAGGTATATTATCCTAAAGGTACTAAGGTAAAAGAATGGCTTTGTGAAACACCACAACAAATCGCAAAAGATTGTTATCCGCTTTTGCAATCAAATCGACCATTAAAAATGATGGAATTGGCATCTAAACTTGAGAAACATACGAAAGAAAAATACGGATTTAGAAACGTTATGTATCCATATAAGAATCTATCTCGTCACATAGCTATGGCAAGACCTGATCTCGTTGATCCAGAATCGTGGGTCACGCCAGGAACATTATCGTTTTATGGGTTATGGCAAATATTTGGTGGAAAAAACTTATTCGGTAAAACAAAATTTGAATTAGATGAAAATGGTAATTACGAACCTATTAATGACCAAGCAAAATGGTTAGTAGAACAATTTAATACTTTAGCTGCGCATAAAGATAATCCTATGGAGCGGCAATATAATATTAATATTGAAGATAAAGCTTGTATGTGGTGTAAACATTTATTTATTAAACATGGAGTCAAATCTACTACAAAGAAAATTCCATATGAATGGATTTATCCACGTAATTTTTCTCTAAAAAAAGGTTTACATTCCTAGCATAATTTGGTATAATATACTTATGTCACACGATAAACACGTAATCGATAATATTAATAAAGATGTTCAGGCTTTGCTTTTAGATGGTGTTACATCGCGTCAAGAAGCAAAAGAATATTATCTCAATTTAGCAGGTAGTTGGATAGATCCTAACCCTGCTCCAATAGTGGAGACATATAATGGTGTACGAGTTGTACGAGATGATCTCATTACTGGATCAAAGGTTCGCGGTGGCGATTGTCTTATATCTGGTCTTAATCACTCCACTCTTGTTTATGTTCAGCCTCGCACTGGTTTGGCAGGGGTTTCGCTTTTGGATGTGGCCAAACGAAGAGGAAAACGCGTTAAACTTTTTATGCCCTCCTCAAAAAGAATCTCTCATCATCAGGCTTGTTGTATTGAACGGGGTGCTGACTACGAGTTTCATCGTGTTGCTGCCATGCCTAATCTTAATAGGATAGCAGAAAAATGGGCAAGAGACAAAGAAGATGCATTTTTTATCCCGTTAGGTTTAAAGCACGAACGCGTTACGGCAGGCATCGTAAAGGTAGCTGCAACAATACCAGAACCAGAAGAAGTATGGACCGTAGTATCTACAGGCGTACTTCATCGAGCATTACAGATCGCGTGGCCAAACGCTAAGTTTCATGCTGTTGCTGTTGCTCGTAATATGAAAGAAGGCGAAGTTGGACATAGCAATATTATATCTGCGCCTGAACCATTTACTAAAGAAATTAAAGAAGGCTTGCCGCCCTTCCCAAGCATAAACACATATGATGGAAAAGCATGGCGTTATATCCCTAAAAATACTGATAGGGACATCTTATTTTGGAATGTAGGTACTGAACCAGTACTAAACGATGATACTATATACGATAGAGTTGATTCATATAGAAAGTGGACTAAAGATGAAAAAAATACTACTCACGGGTCTGGGACCAATCTCGAACAAAATACATTCGCATAAAGCTGCGCAAGCAATAATTTATGCAGATCAGCTTAGCGAAGCTGGTATGGATGTAACGGTTAATTTAGTCAGTAACAAAATTACTGATTATACCCCGTATGAAGAAATTTATTTCTATCATGGATCTGATTGGAGTGGCAATTTAAATTTATTTGGTGGTATCGAAGCATATGCAAATACTCAATTTGTTTCTGCTTTATCACATTTTAATGGTAAAATCAAATCGATCATTGTTGACTTTCCTGATTATGCTTCTATGTTCCTTGATAGATTACAGAAAAAAAATATGCAATGGAATAATGTGCATTGGGAAAATCTTAGAAAACTACAAGGTGAAGCCGAAACAATAGATCCTAATACGATTAAGAGATATAGAAATATTGCATTCGGCGATAGTCATGCGATATGTATGTACCGTCCCGGATGGGAGAATATATCTGTACCATTTTCTACACTTCATGGATCTATTAATAGAGGATTTGAAGAGTTTATTCCTGAAGGCGGAGAGTATGATAATATAGAAACATATTTTGGTAATATTGATATACGTCATCATTTATGTAGATTTGATAATCCAGTCGAAGAAGCTAAAAAATTAGCTGATAGATATGGAAAAGAAGTCGATCGTATACGAGCACTGCATAAAGCAAATGTCACAGCATGGGAACCACTACCTATTGAAGATGAAGCTCGTAAAATTCCAAAAACTGGATGGTATAAAGGCACACCATTTTTTGGAAAGTGGCAACAACGTGATGAGGTTCGTAATGCATTTAATGAAAGATTAAAGTCTCACACACAAGTTTACGAGTGGACTCAACCATTATTAAATCCTATTGGTCAATTAAGTTACGAAGCAATGGAAAAACCTCAGTCAGTTCATCTTTCTCGTGAATCATATCCTCATTGGCAAGGAAAAAAATGGACAGAGAAAGAAGAATACGGAGCATCGCTTGAAGCATTCTTCGCATAATATATGTGTATTACCGTGGGTGCATGTCAATCTAAATCCAAACGGCGAAGTCGTACCATGTTGCGTATCTACTAATAACTATGTAATTGGTGATTTAAATAATCAGCCAATAGAGGATATATGGAATAGTCCTCGTATGGTTAACTTACGCCAACAGTTTTTAGATGGTAAAAAGCCTAAGATTTGCACACGTTGTTTTTCGAAAGAAGAAACTGGTGTAAGTAGTAATCGTCAACATAGTAATGAAAAATTTGCTAAAGAGCTAGCAGAGATTAAATCACCTATTGCCGATTTAAATCTATTACATTGGGACTTTAGATTTAGTAATTTATGCAATTTTAAATGTCGAAGTTGTGGGCCAGAATTTAGTTCATCTTGGATACCAGATTCAAAAAAACTTGGTAGACCTTATAATAATAAGATTCTTAAGAATAAAGAATCAAATATCTATAATTTAATTGATAAAAATATTTTTAAGGTAAAAAGGATATATTTTGCAGGCGGAGAGCCGCTTTTAATGGACGAACATTGGTATATACTAAGTGAACTTGATAGATTAGGCAGACACGATGTTGTATTAGAATACAATACCAATATGTCTACTCTAAAAAGAGGTAATAAGCATGTCTTTGATTATTGGAAAAAATTTGATGTGCGCTTATGGCCAAGTATTGATGAGATACATGAAAGAGCCGAAATTATTCGCTCAGGTACTCAGTGGAATAAAGTTGAAGAAAATCTAAAAGAAGTTATTGCAGCAGGCATTGAGCCTTCACCTTCTATAACAGTTAGTGTTATGAATGTACACCGCTTGCGTAATATTATAGATCATTTAGTTAATATAGGAATACGAATTGATAAAATAGGATTCAATATGCTGCATTCACCTGCGCATTATAATATTAGTGTTATGAATAATGCTGCTAAACAAAAAACTTTATCTGATATAATGAATATGATTTTGGATTATAGATTGCAATATAATTTTAACATGAAAGAAAAACTACAACAAATTATTGCGCAACTGAAAACTCCGCAAGATTGTGATGGTTCTATAAAATTAGAAATTATCTCGCATAAAATCGATATCATTCGAAAAGAAAATTTATTTAATTCAATCCCAGAGTTAAAATCTAATGTACAAATAGATGAGAATATGGTATAATTGACCAGTTAAAAGGAGTTTTATATGAGTATTATGGATAAACTAAAGAAGAACAGCAAGGTAAAAGAATCAGAAATCCTTGCAGATTCAAAGTTCTTCAACGAAAAGGATATGGTACCAACAGATGTACCTATGCTTAATGTTGCATTATCTGGTTCTATCGATGGAGGTTTGGCACCTGGCCTTACAGTACTTGCAGGTCCATCAAAACATTTTAAAACATCATTCGCACTTATTATGGCTGCAGCATATATGAAAAAATATCCAGATTCTGTTATGTTATTTTATGACTCTGAGTTTGGTTCACCACAAGCATATTTCAAACAATATAATATCGATACTTCTCGCGTGTTGCATACACCTATTGCTAATGTAGAAGAACTTAAGTTTGATATTATTGCACAACTTGAAGAACTCGATCGTAATGACAAAGTTATTATTGTTATTGATTCAGTTGGTAACTTGGCATCAAAGAAAGAATTAGATGATGCTATTAGCGAAAAGTCTGTAGCAGATATGTCTCGTGCTAAGTCACTTAAAGGCTTATTCCGCATGACTACGCCGTATCTAAATATGAAAGACATACCACTCATCGCGGTAAATCATACATATATGGAGATTGGTTTATTTCCAAAAGCTGTAGTTTCTGGTGGTACAGGTATATATTATTCAGCAGATAATATTTGGATTATTGGTCGTCAACAAGATAAAGTAGGTACTGAAATCAAAGGTTACCATTTTGTCGTTAACGTGGAGAAATCAAGGTATGTTAAAGAAAAGTCTAAAATTCCTATTTCTGTTAGTTGGGACGGTGGTGTGCAGTCCTATAGTGGTCTTTTGGATGTTGCTATGTCTGGCAATTATGTTGCTAAGCCCTCTAATGGTTGGTATTGTCGGGTTGATCGTACTACTGGAGAATTATTGGACCCAAAAGTTCGAGAAAAAGACACCCTCTCAGAAGAATTTTGGTTACCGATATTAGAAGAAACTGATTTTAAAGATTATGTTAGAGAAAAATTTATGATTGGTGGTAAAGAAGATAATGATCTCGACATACAAGAAGCATAAAGAAAACGAAACTTATCAACTAGTTCCTGGTCCTGAGTATGCGCAAAATTGGCATATTAGAATCTTAGAAGGTAACTTTATCGAAACAGTTATTGAAGTTGGTACAATTAGTTTTAATGAAGTTGATGAAGGAGTCTTAACTTATAATTTTCAGATAATTGAAACTCCAGATAATACTTTAACAATTGATAATCCAGATCTTCAATTGGTTGTTGGTGAAATCTTAGAAGAAATTATCCATGCATCAATTGAAAATAATGATGGCAGTATTCAAGTGCGAGAGAAGAAATGAAAATTTTAATTTTTGGTTTGCCTGGCTCAGGAAAAACTACACTAGCAGAACCACTCGCCAATTTATTGAGTGCAGTATGGATTAATGCTGATAAAATTCGTTCTTATTACGAAGGACCTGATATGAATAAATGGGACTTTAGTCCTGAAGGAAGAATGAGACAAGCATTAAGAATGCGGCATTTAGCAGATGGTGCTGTAATGGCAGGTAAAATTACTGTTACAGATTTTGTTTGTCCAACAGAAGCAGCAAGAAAACAATTTGATCCAGATTTTACAGTTTGGATGGACACTATTAAAGAAGGTAGATATGATGACACGAATAAAATGTTTGAAGATCCGCCAACATGTGACTATCATGTAGCCAAATGGTTTGATGATACTCATTCACAATTATTACCACTTATTAAGAAATATATGGAGAGATAAAATGGAAGCAGCAATTATACTAGGATTATTAGGTTATGGTATGCATCAATATATGGATCATAATGATAAGCCAACTACAGAATATGTTTATTCTACTCAAACAACCGAAGATGTTGAAAGCTGGGCCAAAATCAATAATCAAATTAAAACAATTGCTCAAGTTGATTGGTCGAAAGCTGGCAATTCAAAGGTTGGTGATTCTCCTGAAACAGGTGTTCAGTGGGTATTCATTACAGGTGGAGAATAATGCAATTTAATCCACTAAATCCTACAGTTCAAATGCTTGGTCGTTGGCAACCTTGGCACCCTGCTCATACAGAGTTATTTAAAAAATGCCATTCCATGACAGGTCAAGTTGCAATTATGATTAGACAGGTACCTGAAAAGAGAGAGGCAAACTCTCGAGTGCCAGGTCAAGATGATAATCCATTTGATATTGAAACTGTAAAAGAAAAAATTATTGCAGAATTATTCATGCATGGGTTTACAATTGATGAAGATTATGTTATAATGGTTGTACCAAACATCGTTGACATTGGATATGGTCGTGATGTTGGTTACACATTTACCGAGCATGATCTTGGTGCTGATATGCACAGTATTTCGGCCACTGAGATTCGAGCGCAGATGAGAGAAGACGGGAAACTTGCAGACAAATCTTGAACAGACAATCCTACGTAATCTATTAACAGATGAGCAATATATGCGTAAAGTATTGCCATTCATAAAACCAGATTACTTTGAAGGTGTCTATCGTATATTATTTAAAGAAGCAGGTAAGTTTGTTGCTAAATATAATAAACTGCCAACATCTGAATCTTTTAAAATTGAATTAGATCAGACAGATCGATTGACTGGTGAACAATATACCATTGCTGTTGATATTCTACCTAATTTATTTTCAAAAGAAAAGATTGATGATCAATGGTTACTTGATACCACAGAAAAATGGTGTCAAGATAGAGCAATATATAATGCAGTAATGGAATCAATTACTATTATTGATGGTAAACATGAGTCCCTTACGAAGGGTGCTTTACCAGATTTATTAAGTAAAGCTCTTGGAGTTGCATTTGATACAAATGTCGGTCACGATTATGTAGAGAATGCTGAAGATCGCTTTGATTTTTACCACAAAGAAGAAGATAGGATTCCATTTGATCTCGAATATTTCAACAAAATTACAAAAGGTGGTGTACCGAGTAAAACACTTAACATTGCTCTCGCAGGTACTGGCGTTGGCAAGTCTCTATTCATGTGTCATGTTGCTAGTGGTGCTCTTGTAGAAGGTCGTAATGTTCTATACATTACAATGGAAATGGCTGAAGAACGTATCGCTGAACGTATTGATGCTAATCTATTGAATACGCCTATTGATCAGTTACCCAATCTATCGAATGAAATGTTTATTACAAAGGTTCAAGATTTAGCCCGTAAAACAGCAGGTAAATTAATTGTTAAAGAATACCCAACTGGCTCTGCACATTCTGGACATTTTCGTGCATTGTTAAATGAACTAAAACTTAAAAAACAATTTACACCTGATATTATTTTTATTGACTACTTGAACATATGTGCATCATCTCGTATGAAGGCAATGGGAGGATCGATTAATTCATACACTTACATTAAAGCAATTGCTGAAGAGTTACGTGGTCTTGCGGTCGAGTTCGACGTACCGATCTTCTCTGCAACGCAAACGACTCGTAGTGGTTATGGTAATTCGGATGTTGGGCTTGAAGATACGTCCGAGTCTTTTGGATTACCCGCTACAGCAGATCTAATGTTTGCCCTTATTTCTACAGAAGAATTAGAAAAACAAGGTCAAATGATGGTTAAACAATTGAAAAATCGATATAATGATCCTACATCATATAAGAGATTTGTGATAGGCGTAGATCGATCAAAGATGAGATTATTTGATGTTGATGAAAATGAACAAACATTGACAGATGATACACCAGTTTTTGATAAGACAGAAGCTCATGAAAATATGTCAAAGTTTAAGGACTTTAAATTATGATAGGACTTGGCTTCACCGGTGGTATGGATAGTACAATGTTGCTATACGAATTACTGAATGAAACCAAAGAACATATTGTTTGTATAACTAATGATATTAGATCACGTAATACCGTAGCTCATAAAAATGCAGCTAAAGTACTTACTAAATTTAAATCAGATCGTATAACACATTACACTGATAGCACTTATGGAGTAAATCATATTCAAACATATATTCGTGCTATTGATAAGTTTAAACTAACTGATTTTTATGCTGGCACAAGTAAGATAGCAAAACATATACTTAATGATACACGTCATACAATGATGAATGGAAATGATCGCATAGACTTTCGTAATCAAATAATAAGCGATGTCAAAATACATCAACCATATTTTAATTTATATAGGACAGATATTATAAAAAAATACATTAAATATGATATTATAGATATTATGCATATGACAAATTCATGCGATAAATTAATTGAAATACCGTGCGGTGAATGTCAAGCTTGTAAAGATAGGGAATGGGCTTTAAATGGATAAAATGTTAGGTGGTACTGGAAGAGAAAAGTTTCCAGACTATGAACAATCAAGGCGAAGTGTTGTCGATAAATTAATTAAAGAAAACAATCTTACGTTTGGCGCAGAGCTTGGCGTGCAATCAGGTTATTTATTTTTCCATCTTTTAGATACACATCCAAATTTAATTCTTTTTGGTGTAGATTCTTGGATGGGTGTAAATAGAGATGCATATGCCAAAATGAAAAAAGAAGTAAATGAAAAAGTGCGTAATTATAAAAATGGTATGATTATGAATATGACTACAATTGAAGCTGCAGAAAAAACTCCTGATGCAACATTAGATTTTGTTTTTATCGATGCAGATCATTCATATCCATCTTGTAAAATTGATATGCAAAAATGGTTGCCAAAGATAAAAGTCGGTGGTTATATTATTGGTCATGATTGTGAAGTTCCATCAGTAAAAAAGGCTATTCAAGAAGTATTTGGAGAAAATTATCAGAAGGATGTTGATCAAGTATGGTACGTACAAAAAGTAATGACAGAATAGAATTAAGCACATATTGGGGTGATGATGAATTTAGTCACCGTAAAGCATACGTAATGAAAAATTCACACGGTTATTATGTAGATATGTGGGAACATGAACAACTTATTGAATCGCGATCTTTATACGAGCATAGTGAAAGATACGCTGAAGACTGTGCAGAAAATTATGTAATGGGAATACCTAAATGACAGTTAGATTAATTAGCTATAGTAAACCACCGGAGGAACTCTATGTCGGTAACGATCTCCAAGAACTTATTGCTTACGCAGCCCGTGTCTCGAATCCCTCGAACCAAGATAACACCGAAACCTCGGAAAAATTATTA